AGGCAGTTTTTTGCATATTGTATTCATCCTATTTTATTGTGAAATTAGTGACAGGTTATTCTGTTACGAGGAAACCTGTCGAAACCCTAGTCAGCGTTTAGGCTGCCAATGCGAAACGTGAGTCGTTTGCGTTTACTTTTTTTTCTTCTTTTTACATCGTTGCTGATGTGCTGTCCACTCTGTTACTCTTTGCCCTGTCGAAACTATGCACCCCCATCAAAAGCATTCTTAATCTCCAGCATACTTGTGGCGATCAATCCACTTTCAACCTTCTCTGATCCTGCGTCCAGTTTAGAATACTTTTGGTGGAGGTGGGGGGATTCGCACCCCCGTCCAGAACCTGTTTCTCTTTGCTTCATACAGCAATATCAATCATAAGGTGGCCAACCAGTGTCCGCCTTACTATCTTCTTCAAAATTATTCCAATCATAGGTTGCAACTTTGTAAATCCAAAATGCATGTAGTCCTACGATAAGAACAAATAATATTATATCACTATTTATCATGCTAGTCAATCAGTACAGCATCATATGCTTCACGGTAAGATATAAAATCTTTGATGTAGTCGTTGCGTTTTTTAATGAACACTTGTGGGTGTTCGGAATCAACTGCAATCATAATTACAATTTGTGATACTGGTATTCCAGTTCGTTCTTCATACATGACTGCATACGCAGAACATTGCATAAAGTATCCTTTAATCCAACTCTCTTCTTTTAACTTGCCTGAAGTCTTAAAGTCAATGATAGATAACTTGCCATCGTATTCTGCAATACAATCAACTCTACCCGCAACTCTTAGATGATGAGAATACAAAGGAATCTCTAGTGCATGAATGTTGTTTACATGTTCATCTAGTAAAGGTTGTAAAGACTTGAACATAGCAACAGAATCTGGCATCGTCTTACGTGCAAAGTCTTCTTCGTTGTTTAAATAGTTTTCGCAAATCTTGTGTACTCTAGTTCCACGGCTGGATGCTTTAGTGGAGATACGATTGGCTTCTTCTTCGCCCACACGCTTTCGCCATTCTATGATTTTATCTTTGCCATGTTGTGATGTGATAGTAGTCACAGATGGATATAGATCACCTTCAGGCGTCTTGTAAAAACGCTTGCCATTGATTGTTTCGGTTTCTAGGTCATAATCAATATCACAACCAACATGTTTAAAGTTCATTTTTATAGTACCACAAAGTATAGATTAAAGTATTTATCCCCGTTACTTTCGAGACCCCCACTAAAATGTACTATAGGCAGATTAGCTAAGTCTTTTAGTGTATCATATATATTCATGTATGTCAAGTTCGATACATCCCTAGATATGTCTTTTAAGTACAGAGATTCAAACTCAAGTTCAAATCCACGTTTACTAGTGTTCTCATCTTTCACCGATATTACTCTATTGATCTTAACCTTATCTAAAAATTCTGGATGTAAATTAAAACCACTTGCATCAATCGCCGCTTTGTATTCACTTGTCGGCTTCAAATCATATCTAGTCACTACAGATTTAGACCCAACCCATTTGAATCCAAATCCAAAAGGTCTAAGGAATGTTTCAAAATAAACTTTATACTTTGCAACATCGCCATCGGCTTCAATGGCAAACATAATAAAATTGCTAGTATTATATTCTGACGTTAATCTGAGAATATATTTTTCTGGAAAGTTATATTTACGAACAAGTTTAAGAATATCATTGATAGATGTGAAATTTTGTTTTTTATATATGAAAATAAGAACACGATCACGTATAAGATGGTTTTTGGTAACTTTAACAGAATGATGAATTCTTATTTTGTGTGATATCCAAAATTCACTCTGAAAATTATGCAGAAATTCTTTAACGTGTGCGTTATCAGTCCTAATAGAATCTAGTGCTATGTATTTTGGATTCAATGTGCTTAAGTTTATACTTCCTAAGCCAGCATTAGTTAATAGAGGTTCCGTCTTCATGTTGTAGTTTCGCTAAAATATAATCTTTCACCAGTGAGGAACGAACGATATCATCTACAGTAAATTCAATCTTTGTGAATGCATTCATATGATATGCAATGTCAAAGAATTTAAGAATACCTGATACATCATTCTTCTTCTTATTTAAGTCAGTTTGGCGATAGTCACCACACCAAATAATCTTAGAGCGATAGCCAACCCTTGTCATAACTGTATCTATCTCTTCGAATGTCATGTTCTGCATTTCATCTACGATAATGATAGCGTCATCAAATGACATACCACGAATGAATGATGTAGAAATAAATTCAATGTGCCCTTGTTCTTCTAATCTATCCCATGCATCTTTGCGACCAAACAATGTGTCACAGATTTGACGATATGGTTGTTGATAGATTTCCATCTTCTCATTTACGTCACCTGGCAAATGTCCAATCTCTCTACTCTGAACAGCAGAACGTACTACAATAATTTTATCAAATGGATTTGATTTGTCCATTACTTCTTCAATTGCTTTGTATAGCGCACAGAATGTTTTACCTGTACCTGCTACACCATGAAGTGCTACGAAATAGTCTCCACGTTTGTATGCATCAAAAAAGAGTTTTTGGTTTTCTGTTAGTGGATCAAAAGTTTTTAAATCATCTAGTCTGAGTTTAAGTGTATTGTTAACTGATTTGAGTCTTGGAGTTGATGGAAGTTGAGGTTCAGTATTTGCTACTTTTGCTGTAGCTGATTTTCTTGCCATGGGAGCCCTTTTACTTGTTGTGTAATGTATCCCCATTATTAGAACGTATTGACGTTTCCTAAAGGATGTGCTTCTTTAGCCTTTGAAAGGACTTCTCTAAATCCATTGTCTGGCTTCCGAATGCCCAATCTAATAGGATCACCTAATGATGGAGCGCCTAGCATAACAGATTCATATTGAGGATTCTGTTCAAGGAATTCCTCTTTATCAGCAATCTTAAAAAGTTTCTCAATTATTTCGCCGGTTTCACGATGGCGAAAGTTGTATGTTGGCATTCTTTACTCCGTGTGAGAACCACTCTGGTGTTTCTCTGTTTTTCCATTTTGCAAATCTACTCTTATCATGTATATAGTAATTCTGATACGAGCGAATAGAATCATTTGTCACTTTATATGTATCTGGCATCGCAGGCGTAGGTTCTGTAAATGAAATGTCAGCAATGTTTTCTGGAGGCATACGGAGGTACTTTGCATATTTTTCACATGCATGATTCTTGCCGTAACGGTGCGTATACTCAGCCAACAAGTGAGTCCACATCTGATACAGCCACATGTAGTTTTGTTTGCTTGCACGAACCCATATGTTTGACGGATGATTAACGTGTGATGCTTTCATCAAGCCGTGTTCAATGATTTCGTTTTTCATGCGCCAACGTTGAATGTTACGATTGCTTGCAGTTTTATCAGTATAATGTTCACCATCAAGCATACGATGTGCGGTAGACATGAGTTGTGCATACTCAATAATCATTTTGACAACGTGTTTGTCTAAGTGCATTTCAGCACAGACTTTTGGTTCGTGATTCAGATAGAAGATGTTCATATTTTTTCTACAAGTATTTTATCGCCTTGGTCTTTACCAAACGACATGTTATCATAGTATACACGAACAAGCCCCTTACGTGCAAGTGAAACACAGGTAATACATGCACCAAAGTAATTTACATTTTCGGTAATATCTTCAATACATTGGCTTGGCACACCTTCAGCACGGGATAGCATTTCTGTCATCAATACAATGTCTTCCATGCCTTCATTAAATTCGCTATCACCTTCTTCAATTATTTCCGAAAGTGCTTGCAGATTATCATCAGATAACTTCTTAAAGAATTTACCCAATGAAGTGTATGGATTTCTCATTAGCATTTTTGCTATTGATTTTGTTACTGGCAATAGTTTATCTGATTCAATAATCTTTTCCATGCAAGGATGTGAATTTTCAAAGTCAATATTGTCTTCCATTAAATCTCCACGTATTTTAGTTTAAAGTCGTCAGCACGGTCTTCATAATTAATGTATCCACGTGGATTGCAAACAATCCTAGTAGTGCCAATCATGTAATCAAACTCTTCATGTGTGTGTCCATGCGTCCACAATTTAATTTGTGGATGATTCAAGATGAAATCGTCTAAACGGCTACTGTATGCACCATTCACAATCACTTCAGTTTGATACCGTGGATGGGTAGATACTTTGCTAGGTGCATGATGCCCAACAACAACATACTTGTTTGGATTCATGCTTGCAAGCATAGCAGTAGTCTCTTGAATGTATTGTAACATTCTTTTGTGATCTTGTACAGTATCTTGTGGTGTGAATTTGGCAGGACGTTTATGAAACGTAGGAATCTGAGTGCCCTCTTCATTCACATCAAATGTTCGGTATGAAACCATTTCATTGCTGTTTTCAATAACACGAAAATCATTCATCTTAACACGAATGTGTGCAAGTGTCATAGGGTCTTGTGCATTCATATCGGTCCACAATGTGCCACCGATAAATGTTACGTCATCAATTGTCACATGTTCTTTGTCGAGAATGTGCAAGTTTTCAATGTGCCCAAGATACTTTCGTAGAATCGTAAACGTTTCAGCATAGTCGCCATTGTAGTGTTCATGGTTTCCTGCAACGTAAAGTACTTTTGTAAATTCGGATGCACAACGGCTGAAGAAGTCTATGTACCTTTGACTTTTACCATTCTCTATGATTCCATTAGATTCACGAAAATCTGCGGCAACGCAAATATCGCCAGACAGTATTAATACGTCAGCGTTTTCTTCGTTCTTTAAAATCAAGTCACCAAATTCAAGGTGAACATCGGAAGCAATAGCAATTTTCATTTTTACTCTCAATCTGTATGAGGTGGGAGAACATATTCTTCACAATAAAATTTCAGTTTACGAATAGTCTCATTTACATCTTTATGCAGTATAGTAATACCGCCAGCGGCACCAAACGAATCAATTACATCTGGTGTATCATCCACCAATATGGTTGTGGATTTTGCGTATTCGGCTTTTAATTTACGCCCAGGTACAGTATTTATTTTAAAT